TGGCGTAGTACTTCCGCCGCTTGTTGCAGGAGGAGTTGGATACTGATCACCCCAAACCTGATCCCTACAACTATAACATTTGCCACGACCCACCAATGGATACACTCCATGTATCCACGGAGTCTTGCGGTGCAAAGCAACACCATTGGAAGTCGTGGTGTAATTCCATTGCTTACAATCCATTGCTGGAAAATAAACTCTGTTGCCATATAACCACTGATCCATACCAGCAACAAGCGGTGCGATACGGTCTTGTAGCATACGGTCATGCTTCCACTTCATTGTACCTAAGTCAACACTGGATGCACCGCGTCCTTCACCAGTTATAACCTGTGGATTGTTTAGCATTTCCCCGCTTGCCGTAAAACGGCTATAATTCGTTGGAGAGGCAATATACATAACAGCTTCAGCCGTGAGTTTCCATAAGTGTTCATACCAAAGCAGCACGTACCATTCATTATCAACAAACTCTATGGCGTTTACAACATCACCAACTTCTATTTCCTCTTCCATAAAGTCCTGTATGTATGCCAGATTAGCAACCGTAACCATAACATTCTTGCGTTCGCGAAAGTCATTATAGAATGCAGCACAAATCTTTGGGCGCACAAAACGTTCCTCAGCTATCTGTATAGCATCTTCAAGTTGTTTACGTGCCACATCGTTTTCTGTTGGTGCAAGTGTAACAACTTCCTCAAATACTATGAGGCTTTTCCGTTGTGGTATTGGTAGTTTTTTGTACATGGTTAAGTCCCCTCCGTACGACCAGTTTGTTTACCATCTTCACTGCCATTGCTACCATCAGTTTTTGTAAAGCCGCTATCAAACTGATTTGGTTGCTGTGGTCCTTGCATTTCGGCAAGATACATACCATTCTTCTTTTCATCAGGCGTTAGTCCAGCTTTGCTACGTGCTTCATTTACTTGGAAGAACTTATTAGGGTCGAGATCAGCCATGTATGAGAATGGCATAGAAGTTTGCAACTTCCATTCATAATTAAGCACTTCGGGTACACCAAACCATTCAGCCCAAATATTTATGATTGGTTTAATAACCTTTTCAATCAACTTGTCCCGCAAAGGGTGTAGCAGCACCGCGTCCTTAACATCCCAGATACTCCGTATATACTGGCTGCCGTTGCCAAGAGTGCTGCTACGGTTGATCCCTGCCAACACGCTGTCCCAAGCGTTTGCACAGATTATTTTTTCCTCAACACGTTTATCAAAGTCGATATAACTGCCTTCTTTTTGCGTGTTGTAGTTTATAAATTCTACATCGTTTAACCCTTCCTCGCTGCTGATAACAGCGATACGTCCTGTCTTGCCCTCGCCAACATGTGTAAGAAGTATTTCGCGTGCTTGCTCAACGGCTTCATCATGACTCATGCTACTCTTAAAAATAAGCATACCGCCAAGTACCATGTTGTTATCAAAATTATCTATATTGTATTGCGCTGCCTTGCTCTCAAGCACCTGATAGCGAAGACTTGCTACGCTTGCTGGCAAACCATAATATTCAATACCGCTTACTTGGTTCTTGAAGTGCAGCATCGTGCGCTGTTCTCCAGGACGTGCGCCACGTGTCCATACAACGTTGTTGTCAAATTGACTGTTATTCCAAAGTGGTATTACAGGCGTGTTCTTTTTTAGTTCGCTTTGATATCCACGTTTTGCCAATAGCTTGCTAAGTATAACTCCAGTTGGTTCACTAAAGTCCTCGTTAGCCGCCAAGCGACAATATAACATGCTGTGATTATATACCTTTAGGTAACGTTTACCAGCAACCGAGCCACGCACTACTTCAATGAATTGATTTCCAAATGCACGTTCACCGTCTACGGTTTCAATAAGAGCCTCACTAAAACTTTGTCCACGAGTATTGACGTTTTTAAACCAAGTAAATAATTCAGCATTTGGTTCTTCAACGTCTTGCACGCTTAATCCTTTACCAATAAGACTACGAGCTATACTATCGATACAAGCGTTCTGCGTAGTGCTGGTCAAACGTGCCTCAAGCAGTACATTAGCCAAATCGTCATTATCGCCAAGGAATGGAATGTATTTACGCTCACGCACATAACGATACAAATCCCCACTAAAATTAATGGGGATTGGTTCGATGGGATTTAAATCTAGACGATTTTGGACCACTAATCTTTGAGGCTGAGGATTACGAACAGCTTCTTTATTGGTACGTTCCAACATTTATTACTTTGTTTAAATAACTTTCTTATTTTTAGCTTCACGACGTTTATTTAATGATTCACGCTTTGCATTCATTATTTCAATATTTTCACGCTCAAGTTTTTCTGCATATTCTTCTTCCATTTGCACCAACTCTTCATAGGACGGATATGGCTCATCAAAATACTGTAACAGTTGTTTGTTGCGCTGAAAACCAGCCATCATCAATATATGCAAGTCATCGCGATAGCCAAGACCTACACGACCGCCACCATTGAAACCGACAATTGTATCTCGGTGTTCGGGCTTTAGTTTAATTTCAGCCATAGCGATTATGTCTTAACGAGAGTTTCAATGTCTATCCAAGGACCAACGTATTCATACGGGAGGCGCAAGTAACTGCCTTTCAAACTAAGATCTTCGCCATTGAAGTCAGTAAACAGCTTTCCAGTATGTACAACGCTACCATCCTGACGGAAACGGAAACGAGTTATTACATCACCGTCAACATTACGTTCACCAACCACAAATATCCTACCGTCATTGTTACGCCATATGAACACCATTTGGCAACAGGTTGCAGCAGCATCCAACTTAATGTTGAAGTTTGTCATCTGTTGACTCATCTGTGCAAGCCGAGCAGTAATAACATATTCATAAGAGCTTGAGCTACCGTCTGCATTTGCCTGAGTAATATCAACGCCAATGGTTTCAACAAGACTGTCTATTTCAAATAGCCAAGCACCACTGACTGTTAATGCTCCAGCATGTAGAGCAATGTTATCATACCCTGTTGGATTACCGTCTGCATCAAGCGGTGCAGTCGTAAAGTCAAAGTCAAAGGCATCACCCACAAGTAAACGGTCAACGCCACCTGTAACCGGAGCGCAAAGTCTGTTATATCCGCCTAATGAACAACCTAACATAAAATGTTAATTTAAGGTTATTTAAAATTATATTGTTTAGACAACTCTCTAAATCTCAGTCATGGCAAGTACAACATATTGCGGATTAACCCACTCAGTTCCAGCTTTAAGGTGTATTTGCCGACGCCAAACATTATCATCCATGCTGTACCAAACTCTTACGGCTTCGTTACGACGAGGTCCGCCGCCATAGCTACTATCAGTTGCATACAGCCAATTTCCTTTTAGGCTAAGTAGTACGATGTGTGCTTCATCGCCGCCATTAAGTGCAGCCAAAATACCATCCCAAAACTTAGGACGTATTTCTATGCCACGAAACCTCAAAGAGGGTCGCCCATCTTGTCTTTCTGATATCGTACTTTGCCCTGCAAGCACCAACCAATCCCAATACGCATCAGCAATAGCCCAATCAACATAGAATGCTTTATCACGCATATCAACTGTGCGCATTGCAAATGTTTGAGCATTATATACATCTTCAAGAATGTCATGTGCTACCTGCGGTGTAATATCACCAACTGGTATTTCAATGGCTTGTTCAGCAGGAAGTACACCATCGGCAATGTAACGACTCAAGTGTGTAAACACGCCATCAAACTTATTCCAACTCCATGTTCCAGTAGGATCAGCAGCGCGAGTTACATCACCAAAATACTTATTTGTATAAATATCTGTTGCAACTGCTTTTTCAAGAATTGGCATTAGGTTTTCAAAAATCATATCATAGTTGCCCTGTTCAAAATCAATAAAGCAGCCTTGATAGAATTCTTCAATACAATCTTCAACAGCAGCGTACAATGGTTCAGTAAAAATATAACGGCTTCCCAGCTTACCTATTGGACTATAGATTAGCTTACAGGTTGCGTCACGGCGTTTTAAAACATTCTGATTACCTGTTAATTCTATTATAGGGCGTCTCCAAATAACGTCATCCATAATAGACCAATCACCTTCCTCTGGCGAAGGTTGAGTTACAGTGCCTTGAGGACCGATTATGTCGCTGAACATAGGCATTATAATAAACTCGTGCAGAGCTTTTGGATTTACCCTAAACGGTTTGAAAGTTAAATCAACTGCCATAAATATAAATTTTAAATTTCCATATTATAGTAACCTGAAAGTTTACATGATCCAACGTCATGAATACTGCCGTCCTTAATAGCGTGCAGATTGCTTACAACCGTTGCTATCGAGTTTAACCCATCGCTTGGATTAAGGTCTCCTGGAATACCGTCAGTAACATTTATTACCGTACTTGCTCCAGTACCCTTCTTTTCAGCCATATTGCCAAACTTATCGAAAACGGAGATTTGTACGGCTGCCCTCGCTTCGGCTGTTGGTGTTGCAGTTGTGTTATATGTTGTTTCATCCGTAACCGTAAATGTACCAGCGGTTGGATCAAACACAAATTTAACCTTAGCGTCAAGTATGTTGTCCGCCCTAAGACAGTAATCAATTACTTCGTCTCTATTAAAACTAAGCATAAAAATTATTTTTTATGTTAAAGGATCAATTAACTTCCCAATTTTCGGCATTGCTAAATCTATTCTTTACACGCTTGCGACCATTAACCGTAGCTGGCGGTTCAGTTGCTGCTGGCGGTGTAGCAGCTCCAGCGGCTTTAACAATATCATTAACTATCTGTTGGCGTTGCGCTTCAAGTGCTGCTGTTAGGTCTTGTTTATTAACAAGGTCTTTAATGCTATCACTCGTCATAAACCCCATGCCGTTTACAATAGCCTTAACTTGTTCTTCGGTAAGTGCATCTGCGGGAGCGGTGACTTGCTTTATAGCATTCTCAATGTTAGCTGCAAATGCGTCAAACGCCTCAACAACTTTAACATCTTCAGCCTTAGCTTCGATACCAAGAGATTTCAATACTTCTGTAAAGGAATTTTTAATGACTTCCTTTAATTTAGTGATATCCATAAAAGATTGATTTTGCTGTGTATAACTATTGTAAACATTTAGAACATCCCTATTTGTAAATTGCCAATGATCTGCAGGAATAGAATTATTAAACTTAACCTCGCCAGTAATGCCCTTAACAAAATTACGCTCCTTAGCCTCAGTCGCATTCATAAAGGTTTCCTTATTCATCCAACTGGCTATGGTTTCAGGCGGGTTGCTGGTTTCATTGGCATAAAAATCACGGATACGGTCATTAAATTTGCGGGCAGCCTTTACCTGATTCTCCATTTGATTTATATCGCCCCAAACACCGCCACGTACATTGTGGATCATGAAGAAGCTGTTCTCACTCATTTCGCTGTTGTTGCCCATCAGTACGTATGTTGCTGCTGATGCTATTATGCCTCTGCCACGACGGTTGACTGTAACGCCTTTGGTTTCAAGTTCCTTAAGGTAGTCGTGTATTGCCATTGCATCACCAACATGTCCGCCAGTACTATTGATATAAACGTTGACAGTCTTTATGTTAGTCTCGCTTTCGATTTTGTTGCGTAAACTTTTAAAGCTGGTGCTGGTTTCATCATCAAAGAATTTAGCCATTATTTCTTGCGTAGGGCTATCAACAATATCACCGTCAATATGTATATCAACGGTGCTGTCGGCTTGATTCTTTAAGAAGTAGTTGAATATTTGTATTTGGTTCACCATTATTTCTTCTTTCGTTTTTTACCAACGCCAGCAGCGTGCAGGGAGATTGCTATGCGTTGTTTAAGACTACGGCGCTTGCTTGCTGGTTTGCTACGATTGGCTTTAGCCAGTTCGTGCATATTGCGGCTAACAGCACGGCGTACAGCCTTACGTCCCCGTCCCTTTGGCTTGTGTAAAGGCATAAGTAAATATAAGTTCTAAATACCGTACTACGTACGATTTTTAACTAAATTTGTGTTGCCCCGCAACACCTTTTCCGGACACTCGCACTTGTCCTGCTTTGTATTGTGCCTCACCTTCTCCTTAGTAACGCCGAGCTTTAGTTGAATAAGTCCATAGCTTGTTGACTTTCTACGCAACAGGCATATCTTAGCATTGGTGATATTTTCCTCACCAACAAGACGTACAAATGCAGCCCACTCAAGAATAGCAAGA